TTTACCTGATTGTCTTGGTAGTTTACAAATAGTAAATCTATTATCGTGTATCGTATTTACAATATTTTTTTGAAAGTCATACATCTTAAAAGGAACCAAACCTTCATCAAGCGACACAATTCGTACATAGTTTTCCATAAAGTAAATTGGATCGTTTGCACACTTTTGATATTCTTTTATTTGTTCTTCTGTAAACTCAACAGGCGTGTTTACTTTTTTAAGATTGGGATTTCCAAGATATGCTTCGTTAGTGCTCATTGACAATTGCCTCTATATGAGTATACCCAAGTCTTTTCGCTTGTGTAACTCTTTGATTACCTTTCTCTACACTATATAGTTTTTCTTTATAGTGTTTACCATCGGCACCATATCGTTGTGTAGGATTAATCTTGTGTTTAAATACTTCAATAGGGTTATTCATTATATCTATTATATCTTCAACACCATCAGTTAATTTAGGATTATAATTTTCGTAATAACGATTATAAGTTAAATCACTTATCTTTAGTGTCGTCTTTTTCGGGTGTGATGTCTTTGACTTTAGTATTTTCATCTTTTTTCAACATCTTTTGTAACTCTGCCGTAGAGCCTACAAAGAGAGCATTCTTTATATTTTGATTTGCTGTTTTAGGTAATTCTTTTAAGTCTTTTAATTTCTTTTGTAAATCTTGTAACTTATCTACAGTTTGTCCTACTTGTCCTATCAACTGACCAGCGACTTCGTATGCTCTTGGGTGTTGACCCTCTCTAGCAATATCAAGTATTCCATCAATCGCCTCTTGTCCTCGTTCTATAAGATTGTAATAGTTTTCTCTACTATATTTGTAGTCGTTATCTACATCAGCTTTATTTGTTTCTTCTTTTCTAGGAACTGCTGGTTTAAATTCTTGTTTGACGATTTCTTTTTTAGGTTCAGGTTTATCAATACCTAATATTTCATTTACTTTATCTTCCAATTTACTCATAATAAAACTATTTATTGTTTTTGAACCAAGCTGGAAGCCCTAAATGAGGTCTCGTATCATATTTGTTTACATCTGAATCCACAGAATTTACGTCATTATAATGTAAAAAAACCTGAGCACAATTTTCACCATCAAATTTTTCTCTCCAATGTTCTAATTCCATACCTCTATAAATTAACATATCTCCTGGTTTTAACTTTATTTCAATACCTTTTTTATTTTCTAATCCTGTTGGTTCAACAAAAATAGACCATTCATCACCTCCTAAATGTAATGTTGTAGATATCTCACAACTAAATCTGTCTTTATGTCTTTCCAATATATCACCTTTTTTATAAATTCTAGCATAAGAATATGTTTCATTTAATTTTAATTGAGTTTCTTTTTCCATTATTGATTTTACTTTTTGTAATAAAGTTTCCATAACAATATCACTATAATGAGAATATGTATTTGGCACTTGTTCATCATTCCAAGTTCCCCAACTATGTTCAATAGGAGCTATAAACTTTTCATCAAATAAAGTTTTAGCAACTTTTCTTTTTAATAAAAAATAATCATAACAAAATTTAGCTAATTCGTTTGAAATAACATTTTTAATAACAGTATATTTTTTTTCTTTAAAACTCATTTTTACTCCTTTAACGCATTAAAACTCATAGTATATCTTATTTCATCATTTTGTATAGGACGAACTTCGTGTTTTAAGATTGAATTAAATAATACTATTTTTCCTTTTTCTGATTTTTCTTCATAATCGTACATTGGAAAATAGGTTCCAGGCTCAACATTATTTAAATATATTACACCACTTACACCATTAAATTTATTAAGTCCTTTTTTATCTGTAAAATGATTATGTAATAAGGCATAATCTCCTTTTCTATATTTGTTACCCCAAGCATCATAATAATTTAATTTAGGTAATATTTCTATAATTTTATTAAATAAACTTTTACCATCTTCTAAAAAATAGTTATAACTTGTCATTTCACCATAAACATTTGTTTTATAATTCATATTATTTTTTTTAATACCTTCATCTACTTTATTAATTAATTTTTGTATTAAAATATCATCTTTTATATAATATTTTTCTAACGAAATGGCCATCCTAAACTCCATATTACTAAAGAATAACGATTACCCTTTGTTACAGGTTTCACTCTATGCCATACAAAACTAGGAAAAACTATTATACTACCTTTTTTTCTAGCATCTTCACAAATTATTGTGTCTTTTTTGTCAGGTCTAGTTGAATTTAACCTAAATTCTAAATCACCACCCTCATATTCAAAACCATCATTTAAACTAACTGTTACAGATAACTTTCTTATTTTATTAAAATAATGCTTTTGTGTTGGATCGTTATATGGTAAATTAAAACTATCACAATGCCAATCATAAAATTGACCTTTTCCATATTTGGTAAATTGACAGGCTTCAGAATAATCCCATTGAAAATTCCAATTGGCATTAGTATTAGCTGTATTGATGTATGGTTGTATTTCTTTATAAATCCAATTATCTGATAACCAAGACACATTTGAATCTCTACGTTTTTTTAAATCATTTATTTCATTATTACTTAACGCTTGACCTTTTAAAGCCTTTTCAGTTTCATCACCAGTCAAAGCAAGTTCTTCTCTTAAAGAATTTCCAACTTCTATGATTTGATCGCAGATTCTATGAGGTAATGCTGATTCAAAATACCAATAATAATTTTGCAAATTCATTTCTTTTTTATAATATAATATGATATAATTTAATTATGACTTATATATAAGAAAATTAAATTTTAGTGTTTATATAATCCCAATTCCAATTTGTTTTTTCCCATTTTCCTATGTGTAATTCTTCCCAACCCGCTTTTTGCACTTGAACATTAGATATAATTTCATTTGTTTCAGGATGTGGTCTATCTTCAAAAACTGCTGGTTTATAAACCATTAAATTTGGAAAACAACAAAACCCTCCAATGTTCATATCAGAAACGTACTGTTCTCTAATTATATCATCAGCTTCAGTATAACCTAATTGTACAACTTCGACATCATCTGCTTTAGTTGAAATTAAATCAGTTACATTATCGTGTGTTAGATAAAATAAATATTTTTTTGAAGTATCTACTGCCATATTTTATTAAGCAAAAACAAGTTTTCTTGCTGTTCCTGCCCCTCCGTTTCCACCTTGTCTTGGTCCTAATGGATAAGCATTAGGTCCACCAGTACCGCCTTGAGCTGTAGGTGTAATTGAACTTGAATCTGTTCCATAAAAAATAGTAACAGATCCGCCACCAGAACCTCCAGCACCTGTACCAGCAGTTATACCATCTACACCATTTGCTGTAACAGATCCTGATCCAGACAATGTTCCATCAACAAATAAAATTAATATACCACCTGTACCCTCGTTACCTATCCCAGAGCCAGGAGACGGAGAGTTTATTGCATAGCCTCCAGGATTACCTGTACCTCCAGCAGACCCTTGACCAGCACCACCATTTCCTTGTCCACCAGTACCGCCTTGTGCTTGAGAAGCAACTAAATTTAAAACACCACCATCGTGTTTACCTCCTGGTGAAGGAGCACCTGAAAAAACTGAACCTGCTGGAGCACTATAAGAGCTTGCTTGTCCTGAAGCGCCACCTGAACCGCCGCCACCCGTTCCTCCATTAGAACCGTTTGAACCATTTCCTCCAGGTGAACCATAAGTACCATTAGGTGTATTTGGGTGTGAAGTTGATCCTCCTGATCCTCCAGTTGCAGGTATTTGTGGATTAGGAACACCACTAAAAGTTCCTGTGTTAATTCTTAAATCAAATGAAGCAATACCTCCTGTAGGACCACTTGGGTGATGATTACCCCCTCTTGCTGTCATTGAAATACCACCGTTTATGGTACAGTTACCCGTAACATAAATACAAGTAAATAATTTTCTATTTGAAGGTATTAAAGTTTGTCCTGAATCGATTGTTAAATTGCCTTTTACAACAACAAAGGCACATCTATCATCATCTGTTGTAAAAAAATTTGTATTTAAAAATGAACTTACTGTTTGATCTCCTTGAAAAATTACATAATCATAATTGCCAGAACCAGAACCATTTACTGTTAAAGATCCTCCAGCTGTGGGAGTTGTGCCAAATGCACTTGCAACAGACGGCCAAGCAGAACTTTTAACTTTGGCAAAATGGCTTCTTAAATCCCAAACTCCTGTAGCAGAACCTACATTTTCATTAGACATATCTTGTACAATGTCGTATAAATCTGTTATAGTTTGATTTCCTGCAGCAAAAACTGTATTTGCTGAGGTACTAATTATAGGTCCTATAACACCACCATTAGTTCGTGTCATTTATTTCTCCTTAACTAATTTCTTCGTAACTTACTATAATATCTAAATCACCTGACGCACTTGCAAATGCTTCAACAGAAGTATTTTCTGTTAAGTAAAAACTTGAATTTTTATCAATAATAACTATACTAGCATCAGCAGGTACAGAAATTGTGCTTGCAATAGCAAAATTAGTAGAAGTTGCACCATCATTAAAATTAACAGTTACATCAGCTGCACTTGAACCGTCTTTATTTGCTACAAGAATAGTATTAATTTTATAAATCTTTCCTGAAGCAGAGGCATTTTGTACAATAATTTGTTGTGATGTAGTTAAAGCTGCGGCTGCCGTTTGACCATTAATTGTAGTTACGTTAACTATATTTGGATTCGCCATTTTTGTTTCCTTTTATATTATTTATCTAACCAAAAACTATGCTCATAGCTATTGATTTGCCTGTAGAA